ATAGTAAATCGCCGTTATGACGTTCCATACGAATTGTTAGACGTTGAAGAGTTGCTAAAGGTGTAGGTGTATATACTTTTTGTGTTTTCAGGAATTTTGGAATTAGACCCGCAAACCCTGATTTTGTTAAAATAGGTACTGGTGCCGTACCATTTACAGCCTGAGCCGTTAAATCACTGGACCATGTTGTATCATATTGTACAATTGCAAATGTATTATCTTCTTCCGGTTTTGTACTGAATCCATTATTATTGAGTTCTGCAATGCGAATACCAACAAATGGAAGAGAGAAGATATTTACAACACGTGTAGTATCATAGATTGGCGGATCATCATTGGAAACGACACGAACGAGTGGAGAATACGCTTCCAAGGGAACAATAGCTTTCACGAATTCAATACGTTGAATATTACGGAAGCGTTCTTGAAGTGCTGCATTAAAGCTAAATCCATTCTTTTTTGTTCCGGTATTGAAATTGACACTGAAATTATAGCGATTCTCTGCCGTATTACGAAGCCAATCCCGATCACTACTTGTCAAAAAGATATTGAATTCAGTTTCTTGATATTTTTGTACACTTTCTTGTGGAATAATATAATCCTGAGGCCGGGGGGCAAGACGTGGTGGTGGATTATCTGCCTGGGGCGGTATAGGTCGCATTGCAGATGGAATATCATCTTTAATTTCAAGTCGCGGTGGTTCCGGTGCAGCAACTGTAGCTCCAAGTGCGCGTGATTGATCGTCACGTGCTTTTTGCATCCGCTGCATTAATAGTACAGGATCTTCTTCGGATTCAAGATCGCTTGTTGCTCGAAACTCAGGGATTGGTGGTACAAATGTATTTCCAGGTTGACCACGTTCTGCCATAATAGATTCAAAGCGGGAACCTGTATCTTCAAACAATCGGCTATAATCGTCAGTTGCAGGTGTTTGAATCGGGGCAGCTGGTGGTTTTGTAAATGCGCCAATTGTTGTTGTTGTTGGACGTGCAGCTGCTTCTTGTTTTCGTAACCATAGATCTAATGAACTTGTTGTTTCACGTACAACTTCACGATTGAGTTCCACCGGTGTAGCACGGGGTCCTTGAATACGGGCAACTTCCTGCATAAAATGCTGTACTGTTTTTTGAATACGTGAATCTATACGTTCCGGAAGTGCTGTCATTCCGAGTTTAGATGTATATTGATTACGAATATAGCCAACTAACTTTTGATAGTTCGGGCCATTCAAAAACGAGTTTGGGACCAGATTTGGACGTCCGGACATAGTTTGAACCTTTCTATGTTAGGGTTAGGATTCGTGCTTTATGTACACAGACGCGGTAACGCTTCTTCTAATGCTTCACGTCGTGGATGCTCCTCAGCAAACAAAATATCACGGAATGCATTCATTGTAGCATCATCCACAACATGTTTACAAATATCATGAAATGATTTCTGATTTCGTAGTAAACAAATAATTACAAATAAGCAATACATACCGCATTCGGATCCTTTTCGTTGATGCCGAATATCATTCCATTGAATTGTTTCGCAACCCTGTTCTTTACAACGTTTTAAGAACTTGATAATTTGATGAGGAGGTTCATACCCGTATGAATCAAAGTAATATGCGGCTTTATTTGGAATATCTACAAATCCACAAACCCAATGCGACCCAGGTTTATCATGCGGATCTAAATTAAATACAATACCAAGTTTATTCTTTTTGTTTGATTGATTCTTTGTATTCAAATCTAATTTACATAATTCATCCACTACACATTTACCAAATGATAATTGTTTATCAAAATCAATTGGAACAGGTCCTATGAATTCAAATGATGGGTCTGCAGCTTCGTATTGTTTCATTACATCTTCAATATTAAAACTATCCAACCATTCTTTTTCCTTTTTATCCCATTCTTTTGGTTTTTCCGGCCGAAAATAATCCAAAAATGATTTTTGTGTTACAGCTGGTGTATTTTTAACAACACAGAATTCAGTTGCACATTTTTGTTTTCGCATAATTGCTTTTAATTCTGGAAGTAGCGACGGGCCACTAGATCCTCCTTCTTTACGGTTGGATTGACGACGGGTTTTTGCCGCTGGAATATTGATTCGTTGCTTCCGGGACTGTGTTTTATTCCATGCTTTAATAATTCGTCGTTGCGCGTCAACGGGAAGACACGATTCGCCTTCCCGACGATGTAATGCTGGTGAACATTGATATGTAGAGTTTTTAAGCTCAGTTGTCATGGTATTAGTAGTTCCCTATACTACATACAGGAATTTTTCGTATCCCATTACAAGGTGAACTACGAATGGAACGAAAACAACGCAGCAGCGGAATTATTGATGATACCTTTTTTCGGCGATTTTTTGTACCACTTATAATTTCAATTTTAGTAATTGCAGGTATATTTGTAATTATTGCTGCACCACCCGGTACTGCTGTATCCTGGAAATCGCAATCGTCGTTATTTGGAAATGCAGCGAATGCAATGAATGGTGGGCGGCGGCATTAAATCCGTAACACTAGTGTAGAGAGTTTTCAACTATGGCTAACGTTGACTGGGGATATATGATCGGTTTAGCGATATGCCTAACCTTATTAGTAACAACAATTGCAACCTATGCAACATTATTACCCAAAGATTCTGCACAAAATACGAAATTATTGACAGTTGTATCTGTATTTAGTTTTGTAACTAGCATAACTGCATACTTTTTAGCACAGTATTATTTTAGTTCCAACCCGAACCATTTAATCCAATTTATACTTGCAATTGTAATGTTAGTCGTTCTTCCCGGTACATTGATTTCATCTGGAATTAGTACAATTACAATCAGTAATTTACGCGATACGTTAGCGGCAAGTTCCTAGAAACATATCTAAACATTAATCATCATAGTAATATACAACCCTGTGGTCGTATATTACTATGGAACGTCTTCATATTCCCTGGTTATTCCTTGGTCCAACAGGATCCGGAAAATTAACACATGCGCGGAAATGGATTGAAACGGCACACGGGGTAACACTGAAACTTCCACTTGAATCCCGTATCTTTAATATTGGTGATGGATACGAAGCACGTGTACTCGCAAGTCCGTATCATTTTGAAATTGATATACCAAATTTGAGTATGCAGGATAAACAAATTATTGGTGAATTACTAACGACCTTTTTTGCAGCCGGTGATGTATTTAATAGTTTACGAAATGGTAATCGGAAACTTGTTATTTTACGACGTGCACATAGTTTATCGCTTCCTGCTGCGATTCGTGTACGGGCTATTTTACAACAATATGTTCTTCCTCCCGAAGGCGGCGGTATGGTATGGATGACAGCCCGTGAAATGACGGGATCATTAGCAATATTGGATGATGCATTTGTACATTATCGTGTTCCCCGCACACCCTTTACATCCTGGTCTACGAATCCAAGTATTCCTCCGATCCTACAAACACAGGAAGCATGGGATCGTTGTAATGGACGAATTGAACGTATACAGGATATTTTACGATTTTTTCCCGATGGAAAATTACCTGTATGGCCCCGGCGAATCCAAGATTATTATAATGAAATGATAGATATTCTTATTCAGGAAGCATTATCCTCTAAATCTCCAACATTAGATATTGTACTTTGGATTCGTGGTCGTATTTATCAGGCATTAAGTTTATGTCAAACCGGTCCCGAAATAATAGATAGTTTTGCAGCAGCAATTCAGTATCATGCGCGACGTCTTGAACCGCAGTTATTTTGGCGGGCTATGAAATGTTTAACACTTGCTGAACCTCATACATCGTATCGTACGCCACTTGCACTTGAAGCGGCGTTACTGAATTTATTTGATTGCCTATATTCACATAAAACAGTAATTATTGAAAAACCGGCACTAATGCAGAAGGCCGCCGCACATGCAGTCGTCGCTCATACTCCAGCCAATGAATTACGATTCGGTATGGACACTACTCCGATCGTCGGTATTGAAACAATCGCAGTCGCAAGTGGAACCACTACAAATACAAAACCTGGACGACGCCGCGCAGCTCCGCGTAAAAAGAAAAGTGGGACCGAGTGATTGGGACGGTGGAGCAATACATACATTTATGGACGATGATCGTACTAATGCATACAGAATTCCATTACCAAAATCACGTGGACAATTACTTATATTTACTACATATACATCGTTTGATCGTAAATTTGTGGAAATTGTACGAAATATAGACAATATTTTAACATGGCTTGGTACACCTGCAAACTTTACTGTTCATGTATGGTTAATTGATTGGCCACGACGTATTGCTATACACGAATGGCCAGGTCGTCTAACAGTTAATGGCGGGTTTGCTGTACCTGGAATTCCTGAAATTTTTGTATATCGTGAAGAAGAATATGATCGTGTTATTATACATGAAATTATTCATGCTATGAAATGGGATTGGAAGATGCCAGATACACCATTACCATGCTGGGGCGTTCAAGGACGATTTATGCCACATTTATTTGAAGCGTGGACAGAATTATATGCAGAATGGTTATGGTGCGGGTGGCATAATATCTCATGGGAATTACAAATGCGATGGATGCAATTACAAGCAACGCAAATTTTAGCACGGTTTCGCCGCCAAGGTGGATCATGGAATGAAGATACAAATATTTACGCATATTACATATTGAAGGCCGCACTTGCACCCCATATTGCATTTTTATGGATATTTGGAAACGGGGGAATAGAATCGGAACGTATTTATGTATTATGTAAATTAGTACGTAGTAATTTGGACCGTTTATCAGCTGCTGCCGTATCTGTACTTCCTACAGAATTATCTATGCGAATGACGGTTAGACGGTATTAGTATTCATATCTATACTTGATATATCAAATTGAATAATTGGAATCATAGATATAATTTTTTCAAAATTATGACTGATCTGAGATTCAAGATGTTCTACATATCCTAAAAAGTACGGTTTCCGTTTTTCATGTCGTTCATGGCTAACATGAAGTAGAAATTGACCAGGTGTATCTTTGACCATGATTGTTTCTGATAATAATTGAATATGACTTGCAATTTCTGGATTTTGAAGTAATATCCATAATGTATCTTGTTCCCAATACGTCCCTATAGTAAAAAGGGGTGTTTTATACGATCTATTTGCGAATTCTATCACCTGACGCCAGATATCAGAATCAGATGCCGGAT